GCGCACGGGTCTTTGCACGTACATCATCGAGACGACGGCTGTCAATCATTACAAGGGGGGGGATAATGATATTTATGAATGTATGTTTATGACCATCAAAAAGGATGGTTTCTCGTTTGGTTTCTCTATCGTCGCCTCCTTTGAGGTTGAGAACGAGAAGGTTCGTCTCGTATCGCTTCGTAGTCAGCCTCTAGGGGTTGATGTACCCGAAAATGTCAGCGCGTTCACTGAAGGTTCTGCTGGTAAAGAATTTCTCGATTACGAACTCGTGAAGGAAGTTGTCTACCCAACCAAAAGTGAGTTTGATTCCGTAAAAAATAATTTGAAGACATTATAATGTTGAGCATCAATGATGTAACGAAGATTGATGAAAAGAGAAAACAAATCCGTAAGGAAATTTACAAAAAAATTTATGAACAGTTTTCTACTAAAATTAAACAGTCAGTAGAACTTGGACACAAACAAATTTTTCTGACCGTTCCATCATTCCTATTGGGGTATCCGGTCTTTGATCGTTCACAGGCTGCGAGGTACGTTGCGAGACAGTTTCAATTAGGTGGTTTCACTGTACGGCTCATAAGTGATCATGATATATACGTGTCATGGGTAGTCGAGAAAAAGAAGAAGAAGGTACAGGAGGATGAAGGTGAAACGGACTTCCCAAATCTCATGAATCTCAAGAAGATGGCCAATAAGTACAGAAGAAATGCGTGAGAGTTAAAGTTTAAATATATAAAACTATTATAAAATCATGTCTGAACAGCTGAGTATCATGGTAGAGGCGAAGAAGGAGTATTTGGGACAGATGTGTCTCATCATGTGTCCCCCTATGATTGAAGTTTTTCAGGATATGTACAACGAATCGATAAAACTCTCCAAGGGTCGAAAGGTTCTCATCATGTTCCAGAAACTTCTCAAGGAAGTTCCCAACTGGTCTAACGCGATGTCCAAAAATCATAGTGACAACATCACTAGTCGTTGTGCATGGTTCTCCGATCTACTCGCTGCTGTATTTGTCGCGTGTACCAAAATTCTCTCCGCTGTTCGTCTCAAGGCGGACAACAAAAAGATTTCTCTGAAACTCCCAACCGAAGAGGTTTTCATTCAGACATGTTATAACAACATGGCGAAGGATTTGTACAAGGATCCATACATTTTCAGTGAAGAGCAGAGTGAATACTTGCGCGATGAAAAACTCACAGTGAGGTTTTCACTCTGCATTGAAAACACTGTCAAGGAATTGATCCCTGTGCAGCAAATTCTCCAGACATACATGTCCCAGGAGACCCGTGACATTTCCCTCGATGGTGAAATCCAGGACGGGCTCGATCCAGATGTACTTGAGGGGGAAGATGAACCTATGCTAGAGCCAGAGCCTGAGACTGAACCATTCCCCGACCCTGAGCCCGAACCCTTTTCTGCACCAGAGCCGGAACCCACCGGACTTGAGAATGAATTCAAGACTGTCCCAGGTGTTCGTGCGCCTGAGCCTGAGCCTGAGCCTGAGCCCGATCTCGATTCCACACCTGCACCTGCACCTGCACAACGGGTTGGTGAGGAGGATGACGTTCTATTTGGAGACGCACCAGAGCAGCGTACAAAAAATCCCAGGTATAATTAAATGGAACTCTCCGACTATCTCCGTGATCCAGTGTACGCCGCACTCATCGCGGGTGGTATCACTGCTGGGTACATTCATCTCAAGGCACATCTCAATAACGAGGGTAAACTCGAACTCAACAAATATACCAAGCCCGCCGCACTCAATGCGATTCTCGTATTCTTTATAGTGTCTGGTGGTATAGGACAGAAGGAGACTATCTCCAATGAACCTTTCTAAACTTAAAGATTATAGGATTAAAATAAGAAAATGGCGTCCGTTACTGCGTTTAACGATATGATGGGTCAATTTCTTGTGGAATTGCACAAGACTTTTCCAGAGGAAAAAGGCATTAAGAAGATGATGACTTCGTTCGATGTTTTGAAGACGAGCAACCCACGACTTGTTGTGGATGCTTTTATGAAGGGTGTTTCTCCCTACGCTGACAAGATTTCCGTGAAAGATGAGACGTTCCTACTCAAGGAGATTGACACCATCGATTTCTTGAAGGATCTCAATATCAAGTCGTATTGGGAGCGAATGTCTGCTAACACCAGGTCTGCGACGTGGCAGTATCTCCAGACACTCTATATGCTTGGAACGACTATCACGTCCATTCCCGATGATACTCTTAAGATGATTGAAGGTATCGCGAAGGAATGTGCGGATAAGATGCAGACTGACGGTGGTGGTATCGATCAGGACGCACTCATGAAGATGATGGGTGGCATGCTTGGTAACCTTCCCAAAAAATAAACCTCAACATATACTAAATGAAAGCCTGGTTCGACGATCCCCAGCAACTCATTCGAGCCGACCGGGTTACTCAGTTTTGGCCAACGAGTGAACAAACTCCAGAGGATCGCATTAACGCAGCCTCCCGGTTTGTGATCTATGCTTCGTGTCTCATTTACCTCATTCGTCGGGATGCTCGCATCTTCGTATTGGGTGCGACTGTTCTTTCTGTCATTTACGTTCTTTATCGGTCTAAAATGGTCAAGGAGACGTACGGTTATAACGTACAGGGGGAGAGTTGTCAGATGCCCACCGAAGACAACCCTATGGGTAATGTTCTCATCACAGACTTTACTGATGCCCCCAACCGTCTCGAAGCCTGCTATTACCCAAGTGTGAAGCCATTCGTACAAAATTATACAGGTGATCGCATCCCCTTCGATGCTGGGCGCTCTCGTTCCCCCCTTCCCAAGTACATGAGGAACGCTGTTGAGCGTCAGTTTGTATCGAACCCCGTCACCAAGATCCCCGGTGATCAGACGGCGTTTGCGGAATGGTTGTACGGACCCAAGAATGGCCCAATGTGTAAGAGTGACACTCGCTTCTGTAACCCAGACGCTCGTGGTGTTCAGCTCGAGGCATTCGCGGGTCTCGGGGGTGACGGGGACATCAGGGGTCCTCGTGGCGGAACCTATAGTTAGATTAAAATTCTCATGTAATAATAAATGGCGTATCAGCTTCAACCCGGCCTTTCCCGAGTTCAAAACAAGGGTGCCATTCCTCCAGTAAAAGCGACCGATGAAGTTTTCGTGTATCCTCAGCCCAGTACCCTTAACTGTGGTGGGTGCCGCCCCAACACAATGTTGTACGGAACCGCTCCCTACATGGCTGGTAAGGGTTCTCCAGCCCAGCACATAGATACGAGTGATCAACTTCGCCCCCAGTCTACATCCCGTTTCAATAAAACTATAGTTCAAACATACGAGCGTAACCTATTCCCCCTCACCAACATGGAGTGCAAGGTACCTCTCCGCACAATGCGATACGAACCCGCGAGTACCCGTGCCGAAGTTCAAAATGGTCTCTTTCAGCAAAGGTACGTTAATAAAAATGTTAATAAGAAGTAAGAATGGCTGATCCCATCTCACTTATGGCTGTAGCCGGTCTCGTATATGCCGGACGAACTTTGAGTACTAAGTCTGAACCCCCTAAAGTGGAGACGAAACAGCCAGTACTGAAGGCTCCCGTAGAAGTAGAAATAGGAAATTCTAATTTCGAACCCATCGTCGAGGTTCCCCACAAGATGGAGATGGCGAGTTTCGCTGATATTTCCAAGCAGCAGCGAAGTGGTGGTCAGGAGATCCTGAACATGCGTAATCGTATGTATGATCATGGTCGCATGAACAATTTGTCTCCCATTGAGAAGCAGTTGGTTGGTCCTGGTCTCGGTGTTGATGCCAATGTTCCAGCTGTTGGTGGTTACCAGCAGATGTTTAGGGTCAACCCAGTGAATGTTGGTGAGTACAGGCTCACAACCCTCCCTGGGCGTTCTGGTCCTGCTGCCGATGTTACGGGTGGTCGGTCTGCCGTTGTTGGTGAACTCACTCACAACAAGCCTGAGACGACGGCTCACCTCCCTTCCCGGTTACCCACTATGCCTGGTCGCGCTCAGGGTATGTCTGGTGTTGTTCCGCGTAACGAGCATGAGAAGACGAAGCGCACTACTAACAGGTCGGAGACTGGTCTTCGTACAGATGGTCTCGGCTTCAATGGTGCGAAGCGTTTTGTTTCTGCTCAGACAGTGTCTCAAGATCCTACCCGTTTCAAGAGCGATCGCAATGATATGCAGTACAGCTACTACAACCAGGCCACACCAGGTATCCATAGCCATCACGGTGCGTACACGAACAGTGCTGCCGCTCAAGTGACTGCGAAGACGAACGAGGAGCTCATGAAGTATGGTTTCCGCCCAGAGGATCGTCGTGGTAAGCCCAACCGTATGGGTAACGCTGGTCGCATGAATGTTCGTGAGAGCGCCCTCAAACAAGGTGGTCGCTTGACAACTGTTCGCTCTGATACCACGCGTGTTGACGGCCGTATTAACAGTGCGAATGGTGGTTGGACACAACAGTACCAACAGAAACCTTTCCATCAGTTCAATGCCTACAAGGGTCATGAAAACCCCAATACACGTAGCCTCGATATTGCGAAGCGTCAGCTCCAGAACAACCCTCTTGCCCATTCCCTCTCTCATTAAACTTCTACTTCGTAGACGAAAACATTCATTAAAATATTGTGCCTATATTTTAATGAAGGTGTATAACCTATCTATTGACAGTAGTCAGCGTGGAGTCAACGTAATCGCATCTAATTCGTACTATGACACAAATGGTACATACGTGATTGACGAATATTCAAACACACTTTCGAGTCAAAATAATTACGTCATACATTTGGAGAATCCAATCTATGATGTTACCGAAATTAAATTGGTTTCTGCTCGCATACCCACACCACAGTTGACTGTGTGTGCGACAAATAACACGTTTAGTGTTGACGGTGTCGACATTGCTTTGGATGCGACGAACTATTCATCTGGTACGGATCTTGCAAATGATTTACAATTAAAATTTACACCACCAACCAGTAATGTTGACAGTGTGATTTATGATTCGGATACGAATGGAATCATCTTTTCAAATAATAGCCCAGGTGACAACAATTTTACTTTTGAGTTCCATACCGGGACCAATGGATTCAATAAAGAATCGTCACAGGTGACAACACCTTATCAACTCTTGGGTTTCTCATATGATGACTACACTTCTGTGAGTAATGTCCTCGTATCTGGGGCTATAAACTTGTATGGTCCAAATTCACTT